AGGGTTTACCAGAACCTCGATTACGGCAAGCTGATGTCCCACGCTTTTCGTATATGAACATAACCGGTCTGTAGGGGCAGCAGCCACCCTTACAAGGCAATGGACAAGACCCAGAAACACCCGTCCGCTCCGCAATCAGAACCTGTTACCGCTAATAGTTCTTCCCGTGAACAGCAAGCCTGGGAAATCATGCAGCAACTCGTCACCGAAGGCATTTTCTTTCCGGACGAAGCCGCAGAAGTAACCTTCTCCGACACAGCATTCATTTGTATTCCCGACAAAGAACAAAAGCCTGCCGACAAAAAAGGCGTGAAATGAACCAATCCCACGCCTTTCAAATCTTTTATTTCGCTTTACGACTCGCTATTTAGCTTCCTTTATTGCGGCTAAAAACGATTTGGCCGGCTTAAAAGCAGGAATGTTATGGGCCGGAATCGTAATCGTCGTGTTCTTCGAAATGTTGCGGGCTACCTTCTCTGCCCGTCTTTTGATGATGAAACTGCCGAATCCGCGCAGGAACACCTCATTCCCTGCAATCATCGAACCCTTCACGCTTTCCATAAACGCCTCCACGACATTCATTACTACCGTCTTTTCCACTCCCGTCTGCTTTGCAATCTCTGCAACGATTTCAGCTTTTGTCATAATGCTCGATATTTTTTTAGTGATATATTCGTTTTACGAACGCAAATATAGCAAAAATCGTGTAATAAACCGCTGATAATTAACACTTCCGCAATCAGATGCAGATGTTTGCATATAGTCTTTTCATGAGCCCCGAATCAATCAAATATCTGATTCTTAATAACCTGCATACACATACATGCAAACAGCTTGAACAGAACAAGAAATCACGTCATCCACGGATTTTTCCACGGGTCGTAGTCCGTCTGGAACGTAGCAAGTTGCCAGTCCGTCACGGGCTTGTTGTCCTCTGCCACTTTTCGGGGAATCTGCGGATTCAACCGCAACTTTGCCGCATCCGAGAGCCACTTCATCGAATCTTCATAATCGCGCATCCTGACCACACTCACGTTATTCGGGGCGATGAGTTTTGTCAGTTCGTACAACGCCAGCCGTACCATGTGTTTCTTCAGGTTGTAATTGCGCGGATCATGCGGCGTGAGGTTCACTCCCCGCTGTGGCAGGTCGGCATTGACATCCGTTCCGGGATAGAATACACGCCCCTCGTACACCACATATTCGTGTTCCGAAAATTCATATTTGTTATAGGCGGGATCGTAGTCCGCAATGGCCCCCCAGTTATCTGATTCCATCGGCGTAACGTTATTGTCGAACCCGTCCAACGTCATCAGCGTATAGAACGCTCCCTCGAACTCCACCACGTCCCACAGAAGGTAGTTTATCGGCTGCCACAAGGTATATTCCGCCTCCAGCCAGCCCTCGGCCATCGGAATGCGAATCTCGCCGAACTTATACCCGTTCTCGACCGTACAAGCATATACCACATCGTTGTACAGTACGAGGTCATTCGGATAATAGGTGCCGAACTGCGAATAACGTTCGACGGTCGCCGTGTCCAAATTGACATCCACATGCTCCTGCCAGTAGGTCTTTACCGCCGGCATTTTATAACCGCTCATGGAGCGGATGACCTCGCAAATCGTCCCCTCATGGTAGATATGCGCCCCCACGGGAAATGTAATCCGACGGTCGTATTCCGCGATATATTTCCCCTTGCCGAGTTCCCGCTCGATTTCGTAGTTCTCCGACAGGTACTCCACAATACTCATCTCGGCCGACTCCTCCGCCTGGATAAAACGGTCGCTGTTCCCTCTGGTTATCTGCGAAAGGGCTTCTTGCGTGATGATGCCTAAATAATCCTCGTTATTAAGAAATCTTCTGTACATGTATTGTCTTTTTCTTTAATAGTTGAATCCTTCATGAAGCATTGCCGTCGATACCACCTGGTAGTTTCCCGCATTGCCGTTTTTGTACTTGTGCCAACTATCCCGCAGGTAGTAGCAGAGCAGGTAGTCCAGGCAGTCGGACAGGTGGCCGTACTTCTCGTATTTCACACCGGTCTTCGGGTCGGTCACTTTCTGCTTGGACTTGGTGCCGTCCTCATTTTTCGTCTGGTATATCAAATCCTCTGTCAGCTTGCGGCATCGCAGGTCGATGCGCAGCTCCCAGCCGTTGTAACCGTTAAATAGTTCGTTGACGAACTCGCACCGCGTAATCTGGGGAGGCTGTTTCTTGAGCAGCTTTACGCGGGGGCGCAGTACGCCTTGTCCAAGCGTTTCCGTGATGACCGTAAAGTTGTTGATGCCGTCCTCGGAAGCCGTGGAGCGTTGCAATCCTGCCGGGTCGCCCGTTACGTCCACACCGCCGATCTGTTTGTCTAAAAGCAGTTTCTTTTTCATCCGGCGGGCCAATGCCGGCGTGTTGTTCTCTTTGGCGGCTGCCGTGCCCAACACCTCTTCCAGAATGTAAACCTTCCGTGTGTCGTAGTCGATTTGGGCAAGCAGCACGCTCATGTGCGGAGCCACATTGAAATCCCACACGGTAATCAGCGGCCGCGTCGGGTCGTACACCCGCTCTTTCAGTCCAGTAACCAAATGCACGGCTCCGTCGAAGCGGTTGTAGATAGCCATGTCGTTGGCCTCCACGAAGTCCCAGTTGCCGTAAAGCAACCGTTCTTTCGTCGCCTGGTCGCTGATTTTGTTCAGGGCGGCTTCGTAGGTCTGGCGGAAAGCGATATCGGGATTGTCGAACACCGAGAACGGCACGTAGGCTTCACCCTCACGGGGCGTCACCCGGTCGCCGTTGTCGTCCTGCACGAACCGCCCCCGTATCCAGTTGGTCGTGGGGTTCGTCGTGAGCAGCATCTTCGATACCTTGAAGGTCTCGTGAGTCTTCCAGCGCAGACGCGAGAACAGCACCTCAATAGCCTTTTGGCTGACCTCCGACACCTCGTCGCAGGCGGCAATCGTCGCCTCCATCGAACCGAACCGCTCGAAGTTGGGGTCGGACGGCTGGTCGGCCAAGTCGAGCATGATGATGACCGAGTCGTTCCAGAACCGCAGCGTACCGGCCACGTTGTTGATGTGATAGTGTTCGTCTTCCACCAATCCCCACTGTTTGATGACCATGCGGATGGTGTTCCACGTCGATTCTTTCAGACTTTTCAGCGTCTTTCGGGCCACTACGGCACGAATATCCGGGAAACGGATGCAACTGCTCACCAACCATACGCTGGAAACGAATGACTTGCCGCCGCCGGCAGCTCCGCCGCCCAGAACCAACTGCGGAATGTTCTGGTTGTTGCAACGCTTGCAGTAAGGCTTGTAGCGTGGATTGTGGTTGGCGTCGTACCCGATAAGCATCTGTTCTACCTCGCCGCCGCACAGCGGGCATTCGGGCTGGAGCAGTTTCCAGAGTTCGTATTGCTTCGGCGACGGACAAAAGTCGATTTTCAGACTTTCGGGAGCCTTCAGTTTCTTTAGCGCCATGCTTCCACAATTTCGATGTCAATGTCGGAAGCCTTGGCAAGCAGAGCATTCAGCGCGTCCGATGTCCTGCGCGATTCGGTGACTTTGCCCTTGACGGTGTTCTTGCCCACGATGATGCACCCGGCGGAATCCTCCTCCGTATTGCCGCTGTGAATCAGAATACCTAAGAAATGCGGCACGTCATGCAGGTACGGCAACACCCGCTTGAACCGCATACTGTATTCCATCGTCACCTTGTAAGTGCCTTCCGGAATCGCCGTGCGGGCATACACTTTCTCCCGACAGCGGCACGACCGTCCCGACGGCGTATAGGGGCACTGGGCAGGCAATTCACGGATTTTGTCCTCGATGGTATGGCAAAAGAAACGCCCGTCGATTGACAGGTCGCCGATGGTATAGTTTTCCGCCTTGTATTTGCGTCTGAGAAGCAGTTTCATTCTTTGATGCAGTTAGAGTTACATCAAAGAATAGCGGTACGGCAGCCGGAAACGGTTATAATAAAATATCCCGATACCGACTGTACTGGGACATGACAATACTGTACATCTTTCTTCTTATTTATTTTGATAGTCGTATATACTCCGAATACCGTATCTCCGCATACGGGTTGTCGCTTGAAATGGTCTGATGCACGGCCTTCACCCGCCGCCAGAACCACCAGCCCTTATATTCTACCCACACCGCTTGGTGCAGCGTCACCGGCACCCGTATCTCACCCCGCAGCCGGTTGTCCTCGATGATTCCCGTAAGCTGGATGTGCGGCGTAACCATCTCCACCCTTTGGCGCAGAATCGGCACCGTATCCCGCACAACCACCGTGTCCCGTATCACGGCGTCTATCGGTCCGGCCACCTCAACCTCATGCCGTGCCGCCGCTTCGAGGTGTTTGATTTTCACCCCGAGCCGCCTGATTTTTTCGGTATCCTCGGCACGCAGCCGCTTGTACTCATCCACCCGCAACCGCAGCGCGTTCACATCCACTGCCATAGTCGTCGAATCGACACGGATGCGTTTCATATCCGACAGCAACGCTTCTGTATTGCTGCGGTAGCGGTTGCGTTCCTCCTTGAGATAGCCGTTGCGTTGCCACAGAACTGCGACAGCCCCACCGAGCAACAGCACGGCGAGGCTCAAATACAGGGTACTCTTACGCATGGCAGACGGATTCGACGGGGATGAACCACTCGTATTCCTCTTGGTACGGGTCTTTGAGAAACACCATATACCCCTTGCATCCGCGACGCTCGGGGCCGGTGAGGTCTTCCGACACGACACCTGTTTTCCCGACTAATTCTTCCAGCATCATCTCCGTAAGCTGGGACGATGCCACTATCTTCACTTTTGAATTTCTTGCAATCATAACGCTTTTTATTTGATGAATAGGATTTTGAATTCTTCTTCGCGTCGCCTCCGGATGGAGGGTACGGCTTTCCCTTTGTAATGGCAGAATGCCGCATACTCGGAATAAATGTCCCGGTCTCCGGCTTCGAGCTTGCACACCAATCGGCTTTTCGACTGTGTTCCGTACCCTAACAGTCGGTATTCACCCACATTGTAGGCCAACACGCCGAGTAACAGGGAATCCGCTCCGAAACGGCGGAATACGGCGCATTTCTTTCTCAGGTCGGCACGCAATAACGAGTCCGCGAGCTTCTCGGTCATTGCCGGGAACGATTCGCCCGGCAGGAGTTTGTGCCCGTAACCGACATACGGGAGATGGCGGTGGTCGTGCATGCCTTCGTAGCGTTTGATACAGGCCACGGCCGACTCGAAGCGTGCGTCTTGCGCCCGGATATGCCCGGCGGACAAGAGGAGCGCAACAGACAGTATCCATCTGCTCATCGGTTGTGTTTTAAGAGTTCCTTGATGTCTTCCCGCATTTCCCGGATGTCGGTCTGCAAGGAGGTAAACTGGGTCATGGTGGCCTCGAAGACAGCCTTGTCGAGCTTGATGGCGTCGATACGTTCGTACTGGTCCTGTACTTTCAGCTCCAGCGTCTGGCAGCGGCGTGTCAGTTCGTTGATATGCTCGGTGTTGCTGACGTGCTGCACATAGAGGGTCACGACAAACGAAACGATGATGATAATCGTCCGGAAGT